CACCGTACCCCATGCCCTATTCCATGCGCCAGCTGCAACGCCATGCCCTATGCGCCAGCTGCAACGCCATGCCATAGCTACCGGGTACGGCGCCATGCCCTACACCATGCGCCATGCCCTATTCCATGCCCTATGCCATGACCCATGCACCATGCCCTACGCATACGCCATACCCTATGCTGGCACACACCATACGCCATGCCATATACCCCGCGGCATGCCATCTGCATTGATCGTGGATTGTGACAGTTTCGACATTATGTTAAATAAAATGTCAAAAAAGGTCATGGGACTCCGGCTCAACCGAGGAAAACCGGCAAACCGTTGCTGAAAAATGGGAGGGCTATGGCTATGAACAATACACCCACTCACGTTGCTAACTCACGTTGCTAGGCATACTCACGTTGCTAACTCACGTTGCTCACTTTCCCAAAAATTTTGCCCACCCTGTTTTTTTCATATCCTATGTGGCTTATACTGTATAGGAAGATTTCTAAAAAAAATCGCCACCTATATTTGGAAAAATGTTTCTTTTCAATGGGTTAGGTTGGTAGTGGGAGAATTCCCACATCGTACAAACTAGATGAGGAATGTTATGCAAGTGCCTGATAACTATAATGAAAACGACCTTAACATCATTATCAGAACGGTGTCTAAGATGAGGTATCCTGAAGGGGTGGTGACTTCTGGGGATTGGTATAGGATTGGAGAGACAGAGGTTATTGATGTAGAGAAGATTGATAGGAAGTATGGGTTCTTGATTGCTTTGCATGAGTTGGTGGAGATGGAGCTTTGCCGTCATGCAGGAGTGACTCAAAAGATGGTGGATGAGTTTGATTTTGGGTTTGAGGGGGAAGACCCCGGTTCGGATTTGAAAGCGCCTTATCATCAACAACATTTTGTGGCGACTATTGTGGAAAGAATTGTAGCGGAGGCTTTGGGTTTTGATTGGGAAGTCTATTGTCAAGAGACGGGGTTGAAGAATATACTTATGGAAAAGGAGGGTTTATGAAACAGCCAAAGAACCACAGTGAGTTAGCCATTTGCCCCAAGGAGTTTAGGCATACTCCAGATATGACAGGTTATTATACTTTTGATATAGCTATTCAGAAGGGTCACAACAAGGATATGGCAGCGAAATTGGAAGACCATCTTATGTCCGATCTGGTTTATCAGAAGAACACGGCTTATAACCATACGTCTAATGATTAGGTTAATAAAATGACAGGAGAAGAATATGTTTCAGATGAGGTCAGCAAAGAAGCACCAAAAGGAAAAACCGGAAGACCTAAAGGCTCTAAAAACGGAACAGGTCTCCCCGGTAAAAAAGGCGGCAAAAAACTTGACCGCCGTACGGATCGCTCCAACCGCGCCGATATTTTCAAAAAAGTTATCGCCAAAAAAGCCAAAAAAGCTGACCGCACCGAAGAAGAAATCATTAAAGATAAAGAACGTATTCGCCTGATTAAGGAAAAACAAGGCGCAGCCCTCGCAGCAGCGACACAAGTAAGAGGTGAAAAGAATAGGGAATTGGCATATAAGGCTTATAGCTTTATGGCATCTGAATTGATACCACTTAAAGATGCTTGCGTTATGGCAGGGATTCCATATTCAATTATTTCACACACCACCTGCCATGACCCTGAACTAAAAGCCTTTAGCAGAACCCAGAGGGAGCAGTATCTTATTGGGCGGGTGGATCAGTTACAAGAAATTGCCATGACTACCCCTGACGTTCAACGGGCAAGGCTTTTATGCGACAACATCAAATGGGAAATTTCCCGTATGTTGCCAAACCAATATGGGGATCGTGTGACGCTTACAGGAGACTCAGAAAATCCTGTGATCTTGCAACATAAGATTACCGCAGAAGAATTAGAGCGAAAGATTCGCGGTGAAATAATTGATGTGACTCCATTAAAACTGGTTAAATGAAACATCTCGATTTGTCTTTGCCAGAAGTTATTAAATGGTGGAGTTCCATAGACACAGTAGACGGTAATATTGACCTTGCGGGAGTAAGGGCTTTATGCAAGCTGGACAGGTATTATCTTTTGGTGCGGGTCTGCAACCGAGTGGATATGCTTCATCCGTGGATTTACGCCCGTTGCCGTGAAGTTGAAAAAGCCCCCGATAACTTTTTAGATTTATGGGCTCGAGAACATTTTAAGAGTTCAATAATTACTTTTGGTGGCACAATACAAAAGATTCTCAACAACCCTGAAATCACCATAGGAATCTTTAGCCATGTCAACACAATCGCCACCGACTTCTTACGCCAAATCAAACTTGAACTTGAAAACAACCAGCTCCTCAAAGCCGCTTTCCCCGACATCCTCTACGACAACCCGTCCAAGCAATCCCCCAGATGGTCGGTTGAAGGAGGCATTATTGTCAAACGAACTTCAAACCCCAAAGAAGCCACCGTTGAAGCATCAGGACTTGTGGATGGACAGCCTATCGGCAAGCATTTCCAACTCCGTATCTATGATGACATCGTTACAGATAAGTCTGTGGCAACACCAGATCAAGTCTCTAAAACTACTGATGCCTTTTCTCTTTCACAATCGCTAGGCGTTGTGGGAGGGCAACAATGGATTATAGGTACAAGATATAATTTCGCGGACACATATGAATGGCTCTTAGAAAGGGGAGCCGTTAAACCTCGAATTTACGCTGCAACGCATAACGGATTAAAAGACGGTATTCCTGTTTACTTCCCGCAAGAAGAATGGGAAAAAAGGTTACGCAACAACACCGACAACGACATCGCTTGTCAATATATGCAAAACCCTTTGTCAGGGAAACAGCATATGTTTGACATTACGCAGTTGCAAATATTTGAAGTTCGTCCTGAAACCCTTGCGGTTTACATTACTGTTGATCCCGCACGATCTAAGAAAAAAGGGTCTGCCAATACCGCCATGCTGGTCATTGGGGTGGATTACGCTTTAAACAAATACCTCTTGGACGGCTACGATCATAAGATGGATTTGAAAGAGCGGTGGGAATCTTTGGCTATGCTCTATATGAAATGGGCGCAAGCACCTGGCGTTCAATCGGTGAGGGTCGGTTACGAGTCTTTCGGGGCGCAAGCGGATATGGATTACTTTCAAGAACAGATGAGACTTCCCGGGCGACCTTCTTTTGATATTACCGAACTTCAATGGCCTAGAGATGGGGAAGGTTCTAAAACAGATCGCGTACAACGGCTTGTGCCTGATATGAAAACAGGAAAAATCTTTGTTCCTTATCCCACAAACGTCAACAAACTGACCGCTAACCAAGTCAGGATGATGGAATCAGGCTACGACTTTCGGGTGGCAAAACAAATCAGAAGGACAGACGAAAACGGAGTCCCCTACGATCTTGTGGAACATTTGCGTATGCAGTTGCATTTCTTCCCTTATGGTGGCTTAAAAGATGTTGTAGATGCTTTGTCCAGAATCTATGATATGGAACCCCGATCACCATTGTTGTCCGGTTTGCGTTATGCCGAACCTGCCATTTGCTGAGGATCAGTTATGAACATTGTTACAGAATCCCGTTACGGCAAAATAATCGTCAACACCAATGATAAATATGTTGGAAGAAGCCTGATTAAATACGGTGAGTTTAGCGAATCGGAATGTAAGTTGTTCCGACAAATCATCCAACCCAATGATGTGGTCATAGATGTTGGAGCGAACTACGGGGCGCATACCATCTTCTTTGCCTCCATTGCCCGTCATGTATTTGCCTTTGAGCCACAAAAGCAAGTTTTTAATTGTTTGTGCGGAACTTTGGCTTTAAACGAGATTGATAATGTGGAAGCCTTTAGAGTACCTGTGGGGACGGGGGAAAAGGTCTTTTATAAAGAACTCGACTTTTCCGTGGAAAATAATATGGGCGCTTATTCTTTTGTGGATATGGTGGAAGGTGAGGAAATACCTTCGTTCCCATTGACCATTGATTGCGATTTCCTCAAGGTTGATGTTGAGGGCATGGAACTTCAGGTCTTAAAAGGGGCTGAAGAAATGATAAGACGGTGCAAACCCGTTCTTTTTGTGGAAAACGACAGACCCGCCAAGTCAGACGAATTGATTGGCTTTATTGAGAGTTTGGGCTATAACGCCTATTGGTTTATCACCCCTTTATTCAATCCTGACAACTTTTTACAGGACAAAGAAGATATATTTACAGATCTATTTTCCATCAATATGGTCTGTGTAGATGGTATTTTAAGGGGTATGATCCCTGCAAAAGAAGGAAAATGGGAAGAACATTTATTTTCTTTCAGATAAAAAGTATAATGCGTTCAGACACTTACTTTTTCCCTGATTTGGGAGACGATGATGAACAGGCTAGACCAGTTAAACAACCTTGGCAACAAGGTGACTACCCGCAACATCTCTTGGATGGATTTGGCGATTCGCGCTTGGGGGTCAGAGTTTCGCATCCCCGATCACAACATCTACAACTTTTCCAATGGACGACATTTCGATTCAACCGACAACAGTAGCAATGGTATTTACGGTTCTGGTACATTTTAGGAGGCATTATGACCGCAATGGAAATTTATAACGAATATATTGGCACTGACCACGCAACGGCTGTAAACCAAGTCTATGCCATAGCTTATGCCCAAGGACTAGCAGACGCTGCCGTTCCTTCAACACCTGCCGTTCCTTCAACACTTGATGCCCCTTCCGTATGAGTGACATTCAAACAGTTGAAGTAACTTCGTTTGATGATGAATCCGTGGAAATGGAGCATAAGGCTAAAGAAATCGCCCAAGCCCTGACAACAGCCTACCCCAACCACCCTTGGGCAATCGGTTGGGCTCCCGGAATGACTTTGGTTGTAAAGCATTTGGGCGGAGATGCCAGATGGGGCTATACTATAGATGCGGCTAAATCTTTTTCGGCTTCCGACCTTAAAAAGTCCGCTGTCACGGCAGGAGGAGAACTGTTAGAGCGCATGGGTATGGCTAGAGGGGCTTGGAATGGTGAAGAATTTGCCATGAAATACGAAGGGGCTACGCAATAAAGTGGACCCGCGAGACGAAGGGAAGGGTTGGTACGGAATTGACCTTGATGGAACCTTAGCCCATCAAGATGACGGACCCCACGATGACGACTATGTGGGAGAACCCATACCAGAAATGGTAACAAGGGTTAAAAAGTGGCTTAAAGAAGGAAAAGAAATTAAGATTTTTACCGCCAGATACCCAAAAGGATTGGTGGCAATTCGCAGATGGTGTGCGGAGCATTTAGGGCAGCAGCTTGAGATTACGAACAAAAAAGATAAGAACTGTATCTGCATTTATGATGACCGTGCAGTTCAAGTGGTTCATAACAAAGGTGAATTAGTTTAGGAGAGGTTATGAAAAGAGATTTTGCTCAATTAGAACCTGATGACGGCTCTATTGGAAAATGGAAAAAGCCTAAAGAGCCAATGGTTCTTATCATTCCTCCAGCAGACCCCAAAAAATTGGAACGAGTCAAAGAGCTTGACAGAAGCCGTGTCAGTGGGAAAAATCCCAATGGCGATAACAAAGGTAACATTCCCCAGAAATGGGAGAAAAAGTAAAACAGCTTTTCGGGAGATGATAATGAACGGACTAGACCAACCAGATGCCGTTGACGCTTGGAAAAATCGCCAAGTAAACCAATCGGAAGAACAATTACGCGCTAATCGTGCCGTGGGTGTAAACGCAGGTGAGCTTGGTACTCCGTGGTCAAAAACTTTTGG